CCCATGCCGTGACGGATGGGGAGATAAACCGAGAGACCATCAACAGCGACAGCAAAGCCAACGACATGACCGTTCTTTGTCGGCCATCCACTGCCCTTTGTCTTAAGATCTGGATCGTATGTTTCTAGGTCGATGCAGATTGTCGTTGCTCCGGACAGGTCGGGGATTTCTGTCGGCATTACCCATTCTGTTTCCGGTGGTTTCACGAACCAATTCATTTCTAGTCACCTTCATAAATTGCCCACACCCACAGGTCGGCCACCTGTTTGATAGATCTTCTGTGGTGAGGGTTACTGCTTCTTTCTTGCATTCACATACTGCGGTAATCATGCTGTTCCAGCGGGAGGGCTTATGTGAAGATCCGTTGCCATGTACACTTCTTCGCAGATCCGTAAGAATTGTTCTCTGTCAATACCATCCAAGACAGCGAGTTCTGCAGAAGAACGAATGAATGAGAGAGCCATTATAACATCAAGCTCATCTTCTTCTACTGTATCGCTGAAATGCATCGCCACATACTCTTCCGTCTTGTCAACCAGTGAATTGATAAGAACACTCATCAGGGTTTGAATCTTGACCTGCGCCTCGATTCTTTCCGGATCCATCTCGATCATATCTTAAACCCCGCTGTGAACATAGGATGCACGAGGTGAAGGTTCTTCTTCGCCCGTGTCAGACCGACGTAGAATACACGTTTTTCGTCGTCAGCGTGATGCTTTTCTTGCACAGCTCTGGCGGGAGGTGAATAATCTGTCAGCAGAAGAACATTATCTGCTTCGGCACCCTTTGCTCCATGGATAGTGGAGATATGGATGCGAGGTTTTCCACCAATCTTTTCGCCCTTTTTGATACAGGCTTCGAGATACTGCCTCTGTTCTGCTGGGATTCGAGCAAGGCCAACTGTCCACGGATCTGTGTGAAGAAGGCCAAACTCTTTCTGCAAATCGTTGATGTTCAAGAACCGCTCTTCGTCCACATTTGGCAGCGTCTTGAAGCCATGCGCTACCTGTGTCCTGAGTTCCATATACTTATAGGCAACCCGCACATCGGCAGCAATACGGGAGCCACCTGATCTCAGGTCTTCCCACACCTCAATGGCTTGCATAATATCAGACGTGCTGTTGCCACTGAGTTTGCTTGTGTAGAGATGTCCCTTCGACTGGACCTCTGCCTCAAGGTGCTTGACGAGTTGCTTTGTGCGAGCCAACAGAAGCCAGTTGCCCTCTGTCAGATCCACCGAATCACTGTTCGGATGCCACATGACAACACCATTCTCGTCACGAGGACTGAAGATCTTCGGGCGACGAGAGGAGACACGGTTGATCAGGTTCTGCGAGATCTGATGGTGAGTGTGCGGAATGCGGTAGCTCTGGTTGAGAACCTCGATCTTGCCGTCAAGACGAATGAAGTACTCGACATCTGCACCTGCCCAGCGATAGATCGCCTGATCATCATCACCTGCGACATAGGTCTCGCCCGCAGACTTCTCGATCAACGAAGCCATCTTCCATTGCAAGGGTGACAAGTCCTGCGCCTCGTCGATGAATGCGACATCGAGATCCGGCGCAAGATTGTGGGCAACAAATTGTTCGAGCATATCTGTGTAGTCGAAGAGGTTCTTTTCTTTTTTGAACTTACGCATTGCGCGATCAACCAGTTCGACCATGGACCAATCGACTCGCTTGTTCGCACCAGAGCGAAGGTATGCATCCTGCAAAGGTATGCAGCAGATACGGGCCATGTCTATGACTTCAAGATACTTGTCGCCCATACCGAAGTCGATGAAGGGTCCGTCCTCCACCTCATATCCGTGGAACGGCGGGATCTTCAGCCACTCCGCAACCTCGTTGTAGTGGTTGCGCGTCATGATATTGCGAGGCGAGATCTGCATCTGCCTGAACGCAAGACTATGCAGCGTCCGAAAGAACGGGAACTCACCTGCTTGCATCTTGAAGCGAGCAGATGCTCTCGTCACCGCTTCGTGTGCAGCACGACGAGAGAACGCAAAGTATCCGATACGATGCGGCGGAATACCCGCTTCCAGAAACCCCTCGACAAGTGTCAGGAGCTTCGTCGTTTTGCCTGTGCCTGGAGGACCAAGGATAATGTTCATCAGAGAATGTCCTCACTGCGCATCTTCGGGAGATCGCGAGCAATCGTGTTGATCATGTCCCCGAAATACTTTTCTGGAACACTCCACACATGAACGCCTTTGCCTCGAATATTCCAGAAGGACTTGTCTGCTCCATCAATCTCCTTGATGATCAGACCAATCTTGTTTGAGGAATATAGCGTAAACCCGTTAACCGTAAGATGTTTCTTGAGATCCTTGATCTGGAAGAAGACACGGCCTTCCATCCAGACAGCGATGCCTTGCAAGATTTCATGACGCTCGTTACCGCGAGCGCGATCACAACAGAAGGAGATGAACAGATCTTCAAACTCACCACGAGTCGTTGTATCTGGTGGAACCTCGACAACTGTTGCCGCAGACAGGAGAGCAGAGACACGGCGTTGCCATGCGGGTGCGCTCATCATCGGCGGGAACTTGTTGATCTGCGAGATGCATGCCTTCTGAAACATGGTCTGTGAGTGCAAAGAATCGGTGTTCAATTCCAAGCGTTCACCGTCAACGGTCATGATCCAGATTGGCGGATCTCCGTTGATCTTTGTCAGTGATCCAATGTCAACTGTTGCATTGCCCTCACCCACACCAAACTTACGTGTCTTGCAGATTTCCTTGTTGCAGAACGGAGCAATTGGTTGATCGCTACACTTGTAGAAGTATTCTTTTTTCTTGAGTTGCTTTATGACGGCATCAACCTCACGCGAATCAAGCGGAGGGATGACCATCTTTGAGTTCATGTTCTTGACTTGATCTTCCCACCCTTCCGGATTTGATTGCCGCGCATACACGCCAAGATTAAACAGCGCGTTGTTGCGACTGCCTTCACCAAAGCCTTGTGAAGCGAGATGCTGTAAGCATGGTGGTCCTTCGGGAAGTGCCTGATCGTAGGAGTCATCGCGTGTCTTGATCGCGAAGAACTCTTCCGGTGTCATGACATTGGATTTGGCAAACGCTATGAACTCACTCGCACTGAGACTTGCCCCAGTTGTATCGAAGCCGTATCGCGTACTTCTGCCACTGGCGAAGTATGGCATGTTGAGGAAGTTTCCAGTATCTCCTCGTTCCAGAAGAAGGGATGATTGCTTGGGGAAAATTTCACAGTTACCGTAGCCAAGGAGTGAGGCAACTGCTCCAAGCTTTGCCATGGCATCTCCTGCTGCAACTGGTTCAGCGAGGAAAAAGTATAAGTGACCACCTCCGGACTTGCTCCGGCATAGGACACCTTTGATTTTAAGCGACGCGAGTTTCCGCGCAAGGGACGAGTGATCGAGACTGTATACGTCAACGTCGATGGCACACCACCGTACAGTGTTCTGGCTGTTGATTGGAATAATGCCAAGGCCCACCTTGCCATCGAGGTGACTGCGCCAATGATCAAGAGTGGTAGCTTCGCGAATGACGCGTGCTGATCCCTGTCGTTTGCCATCTGTCATTCTTTCTGAGTTGATCTCGAACGTACCGTGAGCAATATCGCTCCCAGCAAAGAGATCAAAAAAGTCTTGGCTTAAATCCACGGTAAGGCTCCAGATGTGGGGGAGGTGCATAGCCTCCCCCGTCCCTGATTAAAGGATGTCGTCGTGCGTATGCGGTGCGGCTGCTTGCTCTTCGCCATCTTCGCGAACAACAACATCACCTGCACTGATAGCCTTCATAAACTGCGCACCCATCTGGAAGATGTGCGCCTCGTCTTCGTTGAGAGGTCCGATCTTCTGGATCTCCCACCCATACCACGAGCCCTTGTCATTCTGCTGTGGCACAGTGACCATCCGATACTTGTTGTAGAACATCGGGTAGGTGAGAAGGTTTCCGGAAGCAGAACGGAAAGTCTGGCTTTCCATAACTGTCAACCACTTCTTCGCCTTCGTTACCTGCGAACTCGACATCGCAATCATGCAGCGTTGTGGCCCTTCTTCCGTGAGAAGAAGCACAAAGAACTGGTAGGTGTTCACAAGGTAGTTGCCATTGGGAAGAACATCATTGCCGCGATCATCACGACGAGTCGTCTTCACAATCGGATCATCCGAGCGATGCGGGCCAACAAAACCACCGCCTTTTTCACGAGGCTTCCACTCAAGGAAGCGGTGCTGGAAGTAGCACGGCACAACCGTGATACCATCGGCACCCTTGAAGGCTGTGTTCGAAACAGTGTGATAGATGTCACCTGCCTCTGCGCCCTGAACATATGCACCGTCACGCTTGTTCACCTGCGGTGAAAGCTGGGCAAGGATGCGAAGGAACGGGATCGCAAGATCCGTAGCCTTCACTTCTTGCAGACCAGCGCCCGCAAACTGTTCGAGGTCCATACCACCAATCGTAGCAACCGCACCTGCTGTGGGTTGCGATACTGCAACAGCATTCTTAGCCATTTACTTTCTCCGAATCTTAGCTTTTTCGCCAATGTACAAACCAAACAAATCAGTAGGGATATCTGAACCCTGCTCGACCTGTTCCTTTGCAAAAGCTTTGAGCGTCATTGGCTCGACCCACTGCTTCTGCGCTACCGCATACCCCTCATCGGAAAGTTTCCCGATAAGATCTTTCGCCCTGTTGTCCTCGGCCCGACCAAACGTAGCCGACACAACATTCTTTACCAGATCCCCGTGACCATTCAGGCGAAGCCAGTCAAAGGCCTCTTCCGTTTTGTCCTTGGGGATCGAGACATTATAGAAGTTTGAGACAGACACAATGCTGCCATCTTCCATCTTCACTTCCTTCATGCCCATCTCATGGAGAGCATTCGGAAGATCTTGTTCTGCGATCTGCCGCAAGTTTTCTTTCGCGGCCTTGAGTTCTTCCTCGATGTCCTCGACACGCTTCTCAAGAGCAATCTGCTTCCGGACAAGCTCCGAGACACGGGATAACCCCGTCTCGTTCATCTTTGCAACATCTGTTGCGTATTCTTCCAGACTATTCAGTAAGGACACTTTCTACTCCTTTCCATACAAACTCACCTGAATGGGATAATACTTGTTATCTATTCTATCCCACTTCAGAACCTTGAACTTACCCCTATTGGCAGATGCCGCAAGAGCGCAAGCAATCCCAATACACACCGGATCTCCGGCAAGCACCAAGAAATCCTCGTCCGTAAACTTTGCAAGCTTCCTCTGCATGCGCCTTACCGTAGGCATAGCAGACAAGCTGATCTGATCTTTGGCAGGAATGATAACCTCAAGATCCCCGAACTCTAAAGCATCGGACAGATCTCGCCCTCTCATTTCCTGTGTTATGTATACCGTCACGGCTTTCTTCTCCGTTGAGACCACAAGCTATGGGCCTGTGATCATGTTGTCAAGATCAGAATTGAACGATTCCGTTCTTAACAATTACCTCATACCATCGATTGCCTTTACGGTCCTCCCACAATGCAACGATGTCTTCTCCTTCCCGTTCAAACCGAACGAGAGTTCCATTCTTTCTGCCCATTGTCCTCTGTCCTATGACTTTATGCCAGCCGGACCTTTAACTTCCACACACTTTCCTGCGAAAAGGATAGGAGTCTTTGGAACTTCTTGCATAAAAAGTTTTGCCTGTCTTTCACCATCGGCAGCGCACATTTCTTTGGAAGCGTAGTGCTCAAGCGACGGTCGTGTAACGATAACGAGAGGTGGCTGGGCATCTGCAACATAATACGCAGCCATCAAGATCATGACGTACATGGGATCCTCTAGGGGTAGAACACAGACCACCCAAGGATAGCACACAATGCCAAAACCAAAAGCCATTCTATCATGTCAAAGGTTCCGAAGAGTTTCATCAATGAGACGAAGGACCTCTGCCCTTGGCTCATCAGAGTGTCGTATAATCTCTCGAACATCCCCCAAAGCCTTCCTGATTTTGCCGTAATGTTTCTCATAGTTGATGAGATACTTCTCAAGCTCCGCGACCTTGGCCCGAAGCTCTACGATATGAGCCATTGTTACAGGGTCAGCGTGTCTTTCCATCTTCCTCAATCCCCTTTTGCCTGAGGTAATCCCGAAACAGGAAGGTTGTAATCGCTTGGATACAGTAAGCTTCCTGCTCTTCGCCTGGCTTTGTCTCGCCAATGTACTCGCAGTGGTACTGCCAGACATGTACAGCTTCATGTACAAGTAGGCCAATCACGTCAGCCGCATCCATGTCATTGTAAATGGGTATGCACACAACGCATAACGAATCATTGTTATGCTTGAAGCTATGCGTCATGGCGAGGGCTCCGTCGTCTAGGAAAAGGTCATCCTTCTGCCCAGTCTTCTTTAGAACCCTCTTGAACTGCTGCTCGTTCGTACAAAGGATCAGCTGAGACCCCTCGATCCATGTCCGAGTAAGGTATCGGGGCGTGGCCCGCTTCTTTTTTGGGCCAGTACCAGTCGCAGAGGGTGGGATTTCCTGTTCCATCTCGCCAATATGGTTCGTCAATGAACCATCCCTGATTGTCACTCGGTTTCGTTCCGCTCTTTGGTGACATTAGACACCGAGGAGCCAGCGGGCAAGTTTCTCCGGAACACATCATGCTCAGTCCCATAGAGGAACTCCTTTCTGATATTAAAACTCAGCACCAAAAGGGATATGGCGACAGGTAAAAACACAATGATTCCAATTACTTGTTCCATTTCACGGCCTTTCTAAGGAGTTCTGCGTACCCAGCAATGTCGTCCGAGTGGTCCTCAAAGAGTGGGTTACCAGAAAGTAATCTTCCTATCTTGTTACCAATCATGTCAAGAGATTCCTGTATGCGCGGATCCAGATCATTCCAGTTCTTCGATTTACGCATAGCTGACTTGATGTCCTGAGCAACGGTCGAGACCTCAAGGAAAGATCCGTGGGTTTTCTCGCGCTCATCAAGCAGATTGTTTATGTTTTCCATCTTTTCCCGCCCTTCTTTTTTCCAACTTACCGAGTCCGTACATGATCGAGGTGTGATCCATCCGACACACACGAGCGATCTGATACGGGTTCATGCCAAGAAAGTCGTGCATCTCCCTGAAGATAGCCCACTTGGTCTTCACTGCTTCCGCAGCCCGTGAGTTTCGCTTCGTCTTTGGATCCTTACTAAACAGTTCTTCCCAACTGTAGTTTGCTTCCTCAAGAATCGGCAGAAGATACAACTTGATTCGCTTCGGGATATCCTCCGCACCTTTCAGCAAGGCCTGTCGATAAGAGATCCCGTCTTCAAGCACTGTTGATTTACGAAGATACGCCCGTAGTTCCGCATCCTTCATAACCTTCAAAGAAGTGATGTTTTCTGGTGGTGTGTAAGTCGGCTCTGTCTTCACAGGCACAACCTCCTCTACCGCAGGAACCGCAACCTTCTTCTTCAGCGGAGAGTTCAGCCGAGCGCGAATCTTCTTGTAGTTTTCTACGAAAGATAAATCAGTCACCAATCATCTCCTTGATCTTTGCTCTTGCTTCTTTGCTGATCGCGTATCCAAACAGCGGGCGGGACTCGACCTCGATTCCATACTTCGCAAGGATCTTGCGAGTACGGTAGATCATCATCCGCACATAGGTCTTGTCGTGGTCCTGTGTGCTGCCGTGACTATCCGCAATAGCAATCAACGAGTTATGTCCGACAACCGGAAACATGTACAAAGCCTTGATCACTGCGGCCAACTGCGCCGGAGCCTTGAAGGCCAACGAGAACCGAGCATCTTCCCCGTTCTTCGCAAACAAAGATTTGTAGTGTTCCAGTTCCGCCCGAAGCTTATCAATTTCCTGATGTAGGTTCATTATCCGTCACTGCCTGTTCAATTTCATAAGTCTGAATCTTAACTGGATTCCAGTTCTCTTCACCAGAGAACCGGAACTCCAACACCCAAGACAAAGGAGTCTTCGTAACCTTGTCCAAGATCTGCACGACACGGATGTCTGCAATCTGTTTATCAAACATCTCTGCGCTCAAGAGTGAGCCTCCTCTATCGACTTATCAATGTTGTCTGCGATCCTCGCAGCTTCTTCATACGAATCATATGTCCCGACATAGATGTCGTACCGCCTCGTTGTTAACGACACTGCGTACTTCAACTCAATATCCTTGTCCTCGACCGGAGGATCCATGGTCAGGTCAATCACAGCCTGCATGTGCTTGTTGCGGCCAGAGATCTTTACGCCAACGTAAACAAAGCCATCGCCTACACTGCGCCTTATCCTTTGCCATTTAACCGTAGAAAGATCGCTCAGAAGCGTCTTCAATCGCTCGATAAATGAGGTCGTCACTTTCTTTGCTGTTGATGTAATCCGCAATGATAGAGACCTCGTCTGATCCCACACTTGTTTCATCACCTTCATCGTCGTAAGCCTTTTCAATTGTCATCTCAGATACAGAAATGTTTTCGATAAACCAGCCTTCGCTCTTGCTGTATCGCTCTGCCTCATAGGCAACGATAGCTACGCCAGACACACTCGTCGGACGCGGCAAATCAATGTCCAGTTCGAACGGGTAACCAAACTCACCACGAATAACTTCTGTCATGATCTTCCCCTTTCTACGGTAAAGATTAGATAAACTGTTGTACGATGTCAACTGACCTTTGGCTTTTGCTCACTGCCAATTACATCGTCATAGACTTCTTGCAACTGCTCATCGGTCATCGAACTCAGTAGGATATTCAACAGAGAACGAATGATGCCAAGCCACTGGTGTCTTTCAACTTCAAGAACGTGTGCAACGCCTGAGCTTACCAAAGCATCGATCTTCTGCTGCCTATTCATACTTCGCTCCGCTTACGCATAACCTTTCTACCATATGCCGAGCAGTGAGGTTTTGCATAGATGCCTGTATTGTAGAGTGTAACACCGCTGCAACCTAGGCCACCTTTATCTATCGCTTTCTTCAGATAACGGACTCCGGCCTCAATCTCTTCGTAACAACTTCGAGGGGGCCATTGCATTCCGACCTCTTCGACTGCGCCACGCGAGACCTGTAGGATACCTCGGTGCGGTCCATTTCTGGCCCCGCATCGCTTCGTGCTTTCGACTAATGCAACAGCATGAACAATGTCCCTTGGGATACCGTGCCTGTCTGCCGCATCATTCAACATACTATCCACTGGATTACCCGCCAGTGCGGGGAAAGCGAATGCCACTGCGATGATTGCTAGTGCTCTCATCCTCATGTCCTTCTGCCGTTTCGGGGGTGGCAGTATCTTAGACACCGCCACCCAAGTCAATTAAAAGAAACTCCAGATGTTCCAAAGCGTTGATATCACTAGATAAATTGACACTAGACCGAGGACAACTGCCCATGTTGCCATGAACACTGGGAGAAAAAGGTAGATCATAACCTCTTCCACTTGCTTTTTGATTCGCTCTTTCATCTCATAACTCCATCACTACAAACTCAACACCCGCCTCTTTCATCAACTGCTTTGATGTCTTGAAGCGACTCATCCAATCAGGCCTGTTGCTCAACCGAGCAACAACCCTTGTTATTCCAGCCTGTATCAATGCCGCTGTGCATTGCGGGCAAGGATACAAAGGAGACACGTAAACAGTGCATCCCTTAAAATCCGCATTCTGTGCGGAGATAATTGCGTTAATCTCCGCATGCACAACCCTCGCGTACTTCATCTCCTTGTCCTCGTAGAGATGTTCACTGTCATCTGTCCCACGAGGAAAGCCATTGTATCCGACCGAAGCAATCGTCTTGTCCGGTCGTACAATCACCGCACCCACTTGCGTACTCGGATCTTTCGACCACTGCGCGATGAACTCTGCCAGTTCAATGAACCGTCGATCCCATTTCTCAGAGGTAGTCATCGTCATACCAATAATCTTCGAGCCCAAGTTCTACGTCATAAGCGGCCCATAAGTAATCAAATGTGTCGCCCAGTACACACGCTTTCATCGCAACCCATACAGCCGCACGAAAGATCCACAGCCTAATCTTTCTCATCCATGATCTCCTTCTTGTGATCCCTGACCTCTGCCCTCTGTCTCTTCCAGAACTTCCGCTTGATCTTGCGGATCTCTCCGGCCTTGTGGTTGTAGTAGCGGCGAGCCCTTGTCAGGAAGTCATACTCGTCGCCACCCTTTAACTTCTCTTTGTGGCCCATTGCCATTTGACATCTGTCCTTTAGAATACAAATGCGGGGCGGTTGATTTCTGCTGCTTCTCAACCTTGGATCAACCGAAGCAGAGCAGCGTCAGGAAGATCACCCGCTCAATCCCTGAACTGGCACGTCATCTTGATAGCTGTCTTCTTGCCGTTGATTTCGGTCAGCATAAGGGCTTTGTTTGTCTTGATGTTATAGCCCATCAAGAGAGAACCCCTGTCGAGCGGAACCTTGATGAACAGAATCGGTTCTTCGAACTCGCCGAATCCTTCCAAGAACTTCCCGCCATTGAGCTGAACGAGAACCTCGTTCGTGTCGTCACCCTTCGACACAACATCAACGAACTCATCTGTCTCTGTCCGGCACAAGAACGAAGCTTGTTCTGCAAAGACCTGTGTGCTTGTTAGAAGCAGTGCCGCTGTCAATAAATATTTCATTTCACTACTCCCGAATAATCGGAGCCAGTTTACGCACATCTTCGAGCGACAGGAACTGAACCTGCAACTTTGCTTCTTCCAAAGTCAGCGGCGATTCCAATGTGTCGCCCGTGTCGTAGTTGACTGGGCCAAGCAACAACCCCTTCCCGCATAACGGGAAAGGATAGTTTCCGACCATGAAGAAGTGCTGCGGATTTTTATACAACCCTTCGTCATCGATATAGACCGAGAACTCACTCGTGCCAGCCACATCAAACGTCTCGCACTCAATCAACGCAGAGATTGATTTCCAATCCCCGTCATAGTCGCACGACTCTACGATCCTCTTCTCAGGATCAATCAGATAAGCTTGCATGATCATAACTTCTCTACCAAACGCTTCGCGTCACGAATGTCACGGTCAACAAACGCAAGCAGATTTTCGTTGCGAGACAACACAATTCGCTCCCGCTCGCGTTCCATCTCAACTGCATACATCTCAAGAACCATTGAGATGAAAGCAAGATCCGACGAACTCAACTGGACGTTGAATGTCATCTGTCCTTTGTCATTTAACTGCATTTTATTATGCTCCTTCTTCTGCTACTTTAAAAATACGACGAATCCGGTTTACGTCTTTTATTGTGCCTTGATGAAAGGATGGATTTTCTTTTGCCATCTTCCTCTTGTACTCCTTCAACGCATCACGAATGATAAGGGCATCTTCGTGGCTGATTGCGTAATCTGCGCCTTCCTCATCCCAAGAAAGAAGCGTTGTTTTTTCAGTCATTACGCTGCTTCCTTCTTCTTCAAATACACATCAACTTCTTCTTGCAGATCCCACCACAAGGCCTCGATCCAGTCGTCCCAGACCTCACGCGCAATGGCATCCGCCTCTTCCTTCGTCATCGCATCAACCTGTCTCAAGCGATCACGGAGATCTACAATATGCGAAAACAATCTTTCCATGACACATACCTTTCTTCGAAGTGTCGGTAGGTGGAATGTAAACTAGCTATTGACCTTTGTCCTCTGACATTTGTGCATGGGTGGTATGCAGACGTGTCATTTGTGACACGTTCATTGTCCACTGTCCTTTTGTTGAAGGGCGGCTTCAAGTATTTCATGAAGGTCAGGATTGAACCAAGCAGGGTTATCATTTTTACGATTTATGGCTCGCAACGCCTCCCGCAATCGCTCAATCTCAGCGTCTTGCCTTAACATTTCAAAAGCACAATCGCCCGCATGATTTAAGGCAAGTTTTTTCGCTTTAACTTCTCCCCGCAACCGCTCAATCTCGTCGGCGGCATCTTCCATGATTACACAACGGCAATCATCACGCTTGCAATTTCCGCACGGATCACCTTTCCGCAACCGCTCAACAATATCCATCACTCACTGTCCTTTTGTTGAATAGAGGGATAACGATATTTGCTAATCACTTCTGGCCCCATAAAAGTCAGAATTGGATCAGCGCCGATAGACGTAATCCCACCGCCAGTAATTACATCCACTTTTGTATTGCGGTCTTTGTCTCTGCCTTTTGAAACATCATCAGGCAAACGGCGTTGATTTGCGTATGGGTTGTCTCTCCAGTCATCCATCACTCACTGTCCTTTTGTTGGAGGGCGGCTAATGCTTCTGCGCGGTCTGTTTCATCGCCATCATCAAGCAAATTCCAGATAATGCGCCGCAACCGCTCAATCTCGGCGTCTAAACTCTCCACTAAGATGCTGTGTTCTTGAGTGGAATGTTTAATTTGTTCCCGCAACCGCTCAATCTCTTTTGTATAAAGATGATCGTGCATTGCCATCATTGCATTGGCAAACCAGCCAACAATATATCCCTCATCATTAAATACTTCGCGGCCCATATCCTTTGTTGTTTCAATAAAAAATTTAGCCCACACTTTAGCATCTGGGTTGTGGTGTATGCTTCTATCGTAATCCATCACTCATCTCCCTTTAGTGCGGCACGGATCGCCGCATACTTTTGTTCAGTCGTGTGACCGTCCCAATCGCCATGATATTCCGGCAAATGAGAAAACAGATCGGCTTCTGAAGAATGATAATGCCAAGATGTTTGGCCCCACGGAAAGTCAATATAGACGCAACCGTGCCATTCCTCATCCCATCCTTCTATTGCTGTCTTTTTAGTCCCTGACGGAAACATAGACGCCAGTAAAGCAACAAGATTGTTGCGTTCTGAATATGCTCCATTCAACGCTTCCCGCAACCGCTCAATCTCGGCTGAGCATGACTCAATCTGCGTCTGCAATTCAGCTTCCTGGTCTATTTTTGCGATATACCAATTCCTTAATTGCTCACATTCTTTTTCAAGAGTGTCGATCAACTTCTCTTGTGTCCAATCTTTTGCCATCTGTATCTCCCTGTCTGGCATCCGGTGTCGATACATTCCCATCACTCATTGTCCTTTTGTTGGAGGGCGGAACGGGCAATGTCTTGATGCGAAGGCAATCTATAATCCGGCCATTCACTTATCTTCTTCAACGCTTCCCGCAACCGCTCAATCTCGTCGGCGGCATCGGGGCCATCAGGGTTTATAAACACAATGTCTTCTACGTCTGGGCCTGTCTCTATCTGCCGCATTAACCGTTCAACAATATCCATCACTCAACCCCCTCTTCTTCATACTCATGGATCAACTCATATGCGGCCTTCATGGCAGGACTGTTCTCAATGGCACTCGGATAGTAACTCGCGTAGTCGTTGTATAAATTCTCCAACGCTTGATAAAGCGTTGTGCCCCAATCATTATTGACATTGTTGAGACGACGCAATTCCCTGATTGTGAACGAAGCCTCTTCAAGCACCTGCTTCTGTCCTGCTGTCGAATACTTCGCCCAGTTGTCGAGCTTGTCCTCGATGCTCATGAAATAGGTCATTTGTCCTTCTCCATCCCATCAACCGTTGACTTGAGAATGTATAGGTCCGTGTCCAATGTGTTGTAGAGATAATCCAACCGCTCAAGCTGCTTGTGGATCTCGACAGTGTGGGCCTCAAGTGTTGCCGACAGTTCATCGATCTTACGGATAAGATCCTGTAGTGCTTTGCTATCTGTCATTTGTCCTCTGCCTTTCTTAACCACTGGTACGGTTCAATGTCCGTCACGACACCGTCCACGATACGGACGATCCGATACTCGTCGTCCGAGTGACGATGCTCTGGTTCCAGAAGGCCTAGCGTGACCTCGTAGTCCTGCTCGTCGAACATATCGTCGAGATCCGCTATCGCGGCCTTAAAGGTCCCGTAGGTGGTCGGATATTCTCCGTCGTTCTCGTCGTAGGTCGTCCAACAATTGATCCAGCCATCAACCAGTGTGTAGTGCTGTACTTCAAAGTGTTCTTTGCCCTCTGTCATTTCACCACTCCGCTATGGCAGCATTTGATGCCGCCAATGCTGCCATAAAAGCTGCGCGGTCATACTGCCCAAGTAAGGACCACACGACAGCTAGTATCAAACAAAAAACAGCTAGTATCCGTAAGATAGTTTTCATTTCCTGTCCTCCAGTTCCTCAATGGAAGTCTTGATAAGATAAAGATCCGTCTCTGTATAAATACGGAATGACTCCAGATGCTCGACATCCTTGCGAAGATCTTTAACGAGACGCTCTAACTCCGCGACCTTGTTGAGCAGGTATTGGACCTGCGGTCCGTGGTTCTCTGTCATTTGTCTTGCTCCTGATAAGGTATGGTGTCCTCTCCCAAGCCTTCCTGAAGAAGAGATCTCAACCTATCAACATCAACGATGCGGTCATGAATCTTCATCCCAGAGGGAGAGTCCCAACCAACATTGTCCTGCCGCTTCAACAAAAGTCTTTTGAACTCCTTCAGCGCAACCAGAAGATTTTTCCGTGCGTCGTAGTGGGAGATATAATAAACAGCCCCGTCACCATTGCTGTCGTGAACAAAGGATTCTATCGGAGCTACTTTGACCTCTGTCATCTCAGACCCCCTTGCTCCGCTCGTAACGATGCTTCTGGGCATTGTGGTAAACAGCCACAATCTGGGACAGCGGCACAGCTACAAAGTCCTTGCCCGCCCCGCTTGTGTCATGCACGTCAACGACCTCTATCAAAAGCCCAAGGCTCTCAGGTCGCCTGTCAATGATCTTACGGACCTTCCCACGATAACCACCAGCCACCGTTACAAAGGTCAGGCACGCGCCCTTGATCTCTATTCCAGCCTCCTTGAAGGCATCCATGGAACTGTGAAATTCGTCCATTGTCATTGTCTTTCTCCATTATTCGCAAATCGTGGAAACGCGAGTATACGCTCCGTATACTTCACCGAATCACAGGAATGGTTTCGAGACCGTCGATGGAAGTGAATAGTGAACCCGCCGCATTCCCCTCGTCATCCGAGGATGGAAACAGGATGGAGCCGTCATTCAGCGTCAGGACAATCGGCCTGTTCGCCCACCCGAAAACGTCGTCTGCCTCCATCGGGGTCATGTAGCTAACCCCTACAATGGTCTTACCGACCAGTGCTTTCTCGACTTTCTCCGTCCATATCTTTGCGTTGTCCGTTGTCATTTGTATTCCTCCTCGTATTTCTTTTCCGAAAGCTTGATGTCCTTTGACAAGATCTTTATCAGGCGCTTGGTGTCCTCCAGTTCACACCAGTCTGCATTCGCGTAGGAATCACGGTATGTTTCCTTTATCGCGCTCGCATAGGTCAGCAAGGCATTGCGCAAGAGGACAGCATCGTCCTCGTAAATCAAATAAAGGCTGTGGTTGCAGGAATAGTTCTTATACATCAGCCGCGTCTGGGAATGGTCGTCGGCAAGCTTTGACATCTGTCCTCTCTCCTTTCTTCGAGAAGATATAAGTCTTTCAGGATGTCAGCAAAAGGTCAATGATGGTGGGGGAATACCTGCCATGCGTTATACGCAATGCTGGGTTTTGGGTATACGTCACTGACGTATAGATGGAGCAAGGGGTGGGATTGGAACCCACTCTAGCGATTTCAAGGTCGCTGTGCATCGATACACTGCCCCTGCTTTCTGCCCTACACAAAAGGGATTTGTAGGGGAAAGAAGGTGGTGACCGACGGAAGCTTCTTATGCCGATCACCACCATGGCTCATCCCTAAGCGCAAGGATCAAGCTAAGTGGTCAGATGTCATCTGTCCATAGGGACCGCCAACAATTCCCAGAATAAATGGCGGGGGTCAGGGGTTCCCAAATTGGGAAATGACCGGAGAGAACAAGGGGAACGAGTATGCATCCCCTTTTCAGTGTTCGGGTTTCCAAGGTTATGAGACTCGTCGCCTCCCCGACCTCGCCTAGGTGCGCACCCAGACCGTGCATCAACACTGCCCCTTGTTCACTGCCAGTTTTACAGGAAGGGGGGCTTTACGGGAAGCTGGTATCCGAAGAGGTGTCCGTTGTCCACTGTCAGATTGCAGGGGATTTTGGTTTAGCGGGATCTGACAGAAGGGGGAGGTAGAGGGTGGGTTGTCCGGTGTCCTCTGACCTATATCTTTTTTTCTTATATAAGAGATACAACTCTATCATTTTTTATTCTGCTAAGTCATTGATTTTAAACAACTCTATCATTCTATCAAATATATTGGGGTTTTAGAGAAATACTGTTTTTTAGCCAAACCATGGCTTGACAGGGCGATCTATAGGAATTTTTCACAGAGGATTTATTCTATACGGAATTTTATGATAGATTTGATAGAATGATGATAAACTATTGATATACAAGGATTTAATACAATATAGTTTTGATAGAATTATGATAGGGTTTTGATAGGATTGATAGGATAAACCATCTGATCCGCCCCACTTCTATCTTTTTCTATCAGGTGCTATCATTTTTTTCTGTACGGTTCTGGGCCTTATAACAGAACTAGGACAACAGTCCTGTGTAGGAAAGGAATCCTGTTTTGACGGACAGAAAGAGAACACATAAAGTTAAAGTCAACACTTCGGATCCAGCGGCGATCCCGACTCTGGATTACGGCATCACAGACATGCAGGAGAAGTTCTGCCAGATATACGCGACACAGAACGTAACCCAGACAGAGGCGGCGAAGCTTGCCGGATACTCAGATGCGGCGGTGGTGGCTTCTCGGTTTCTGAATGGTCGGGACTATCCGAAAGTGATCGAGCGGATCAGGGAGATCAAAGCAGAACTCGCGAAGAAGTACGAAGTCACATACGATAGCCACATCACGGAACTCGCTAAGATCCGAGACATCGCTCTTCAGAACGGACAGACTGCGGCGGCGGTTGCGGCGGAGAAACAGCGAGGCATGGCGGCGGGCCTGTATATCTCCCGCTCCGAGATCCTCGTGGGCCGGATCGATCAGATGAGTAAAGATGAGGTGCTTCGGGAAATCGCCAAGCTTACGGAGGAATTCCCCGCTCTGGCTTCCCTTGGAAAGATGAAGGAGATCAACCCTGTTCACGACAGAAAAGAAGATGTGGAACTCGTTGCGCTCAAGCCCATTAGAGGTGCACTGGACGAGGATTGAGGCTTGGGCAGGTGCGGGGGTACCTGACGTTAACGGAGCCGCCTCCTTCGGCGAGTTTTGGCTAGAAAACAAGGTGTGCGAATCCAACACGTTCCAACCACTTAAGCTCTGGAGGCCTGCACAAATTGCATGGCAAACCAGAAGATCGTTAATTTTCCCAAACGTCTGGAACTTGGTTAGCCGTCCTCGGTCTCACTCTGTAGAAATTTATTCATGCAAAACGCTCGTCGAACTGGTGACAAAGGGCAGTGGACAGCCGGAATTGATCCTTTCCGCGCCGATTAAGTGGGAATTGTTGTATAATCACATTGAGCAGTGGTTTATTGAGAACGCGCCGGAAAAGTAAGAAAAGGATAACGGGAAATCCTTTCTTTGTGAGCCGCCTAAGGAAAGCTTTGCGCCGACAAAGTAGAAAGAAAAAGGGGCAGAGGATAGATGACATCTGTCCTCTGCCCAGTTACGACGCGGAGCGACAGTCCGAATCTAAACGGACTGCAAGGCGAGGGAGGATCGCCACGCTACGACGCGCCGGAAAAGTAGAACTATCATATGTGGTGACGTTAACCTATCCCCTAGTGGAGGGGATAGGAGATGTTTCCGATACCATCTGTCCAGCATGCGCGGCATGACCCGCATGAATTCCCTTGGTGACGGGCAGGGCAGACATGACCGACGGGCTTGCTGTGCTTGTGGACTGTGCTTGTCCAGATGTAACCCGCCATAGGCTTGTCGTCGACCATCGGGCTCGAGATCCGGATAATGAGGTTATCGGGCAGTGAGCCGCGCCAAGCTTTCAGGATCTTGCTTTCTCGTGTGGGGAGCCAGTGCTTGACGTTTGGTGTAGCTCTGGCAACTTCGGCGATAGCATCTAGCATCTCGACCGATTGCAGGTCTCCACTGTCAAACCAGCGGTGATAGGGTTCGCCTGTCTTTTCGTAGGCCTTGTTAATCTGGAAGGCCATGAACTTGACCCACCGCGCCGGATCTTGAGAGATCATGCGGGAGGCCTTATCGAGGTTTCCAGTCCAGCCGGAATTTACCGACGGACGCATATTCTGAAGCTTTAGGGCATAGCATTTATGGCAGACTGAACCTTTGAGGTTCGCAAGCTTGCCGCCGACATTGCATGCCCGGGCAGATATTGCGAAAGTGGAGCCCGGCATTTTTGTATTACGTGTTGAGACGCTACCCGCCTCTTGTGCTTCTTTTAAAGTCAACATGGTTTTCTTTCTCCCATTGTTATGACGGATTAAAGATAGTGTGCAGTCAATAAAAAGTCAATAAGCAATTGACAAATAAAAACGCGGCCCGCGCCGATAAAGCACGAGCCGCGCCGGATAAGTGGCAATTATTATTTCACCATTGCTTTCAGTTCAGCCTTCACGCGTTTGGCGGTCTCTCCCCGCCATGTGGAGGCATTGGACAGAAAGTAAAGGACAATGCTTTTCGCGCTGTCGTACATATACTTGTCGGTCACGCTATTCAGCGAACACATTGCGTCAAGGTATGGGGCCGCGCCGAAGTAAGGCTTCTTCCAATCCCCGCGGATCTCATATGCTATTTCATAGATAGGACGCATCTTATTTCTCCCTGTGATGAACCGACGCGACACTATGCCGCGCCGGTCAAGTGGCAATTGTTAAGCGAAAGCTTCTTCTTCTGCATTGTTCAGGTAGCAGATACCGCGTTCAATTAAATCGCGGGCCATGCGACCATAGAAGCCCTGCAGAGACCAGACCACGCCGGTATCGATCAGATACTGCCATGCGTTAATGATCTCATATTCTTCTGCGTCTTCTACGCCTTCGACGATCATGCATGCTGTAAACGTGTCCATTGTTCTTTCTCCTATGGATAAGTTGAAAAGGCCCGCGACACTATGCCGCGAGCCCAACTGCATTATGAATAACGCGGCACCCGATCAGGGAAAGCCTTCGGCCACCCCTCGCAAACCATGGCACTGAATCGGCCAATGGAATTGCTGTCGGATATTTTTGGCCGACCGACGTTCATTTCCTCGGCCACTGTATCGAGCCGATCCCGATAGGCTTTCGCCAGATCCAGATCAGAGAATACTTGAACGTGCGTGGTGATCACCGGATCCCCGTAAGTGTACCACCAACCGCCTTCCTCATGCCCACCATATGCCTGATCAATTATGAACAGGCACACTGTCCACGGACCCACGTATGGGTGTTCGTCAATCTCTTGTTCGTCAGCATAATCAAAGTCAGACATTATTATTACTCCCTGTTAAGCCGGACTGATTCGGTCTCGGCCATAGCATGCCATCATATTGTCAAAAATAAATCAACTAATAATAGCGCATGGCTGGTATGCAAAGAGGCCTCGCATATCTGCTATGCAATCGTGCATCAGTCAGATGTCAGATGATCCGGCATGCATTGTGCGGTGCAGCATCACGTCGGGCTTAGGGTACCTATAGCTTTTCCAAACCGATCTCGCGCAGATCAATAAGGGCCACCCCCCCTATATAGAGCCCGTGCAATACGATCACCTGTATAAACCTGAAAATAAACGCAATCTTAGTAGTTTCAAAAATTCTCCGGAAAACCGGCACCGATCCGGAACATCCCGTTGACACCGACCCCTTTTTTCATAGAAAGCCGTCAAGGTACCCCTACCCCCGGGGGCATAATATTATTTTCTGCGCTTCTTCCGCTTGATCCCGGTTACATGTGACCAGTTCTTCCCGATCATGATGTTCTTGATCGTATCTTTGCAGACACCGTACTCGTCTGCAATCTCTTGGTAGGTCCGGCCATCCTCGACGATCCGCATTACCTGCTCTTCGTTGAGGGTTGCCCGTCCATTCCTGGACCCTTTGACGGTCCTGTCCCGGACAAATTTGTCCCGCATATTGTCGGCGTGTGTTCCGGTCTCAAGGTGATAAGGGTTAACGCACTTCGGATTATCGCACTTGTGCCGAACGACAAGGCCATCTTCTATCTCACCGTGGAAGACCATGTAGCAGAACCGATGACCAAGGACAGATTTCCCCTGTAAGCTAAAACTAGGGTATCCTTCGTAACTGACCGAGCCTTTGTATATCCAGCAGTTCGGCTGCTTTTTGACTTCTACTCTTGAGAAGAAGCGGGCTATGTCGTAAAGATCAATACGCATAGTCTGTTACTTATTCATA